GGTGCAATTGATGCTGTTGAATCTTTAGGTTTTAATTCACAGTACGTACCAAATCAAAGCGATAACAGACTCAATCTTATCGATCAATTCAATGAGGAAACAGGGAATCTTAACTTAAGGAAGTCGGATCTCCTCGACATCAATAATAATCAGGCTGAGCTAAATCAAGCTAGATCAAACTTAATATTTGAAGCGACGAAAAATGAAGGATTAGGGATTAATCAGGACACTGGGCATTTTTATACTCCACGGGAGTACGAATTGAAGTATGGTGAAAATGCTGTCAGGATGAAGCATGTCGAGAATCTAATACAGCAAGCCAACCAACCTATCAACGCCCAACTTGCAGCACAAAGGAAGCAGAATAATACAAATAATCTTATAAAAGGTATATTGGCCACCACTATGATCTTGGCTGATTAACTTCTGACTAAGATAGAAAGGATAGACGTTAAGACAGCAGTAACACCAACATGGCAGCTTTTGCATCTCAGCAGCCCATCGATGGCCTAGCCGATACTAGTTATTACCAAGAAGAACTCGACAGAATTAGAAAGCGTGGTAACTCGGTTGCACAAAATACCACTCAAGGAGTGGGTGGAGGAGATAACATGATTGGTGATTTTTTAGATTTTTACAACAAACAGAAAAGTCCTATATACGACGGCAAAGGTAATCAAATAGGTTTCAATCATGGTTATGGCGTCGAGGAAAGATGGGATCCTCAGCAGCCAGGTGATGATAAATGGATTAGTGATGAAGAGTGGGAGCAAATAAGAAATGAACCTTCTCCTCCACCAGAACAACGATGGCCTGGAGATGACAGAGGAGACGTAGATGTGCCTCAACCAATTGATCAACCTGGAATTGGAATGCCTACTCCTATCGGTAGGGATAAGTCAGGACCTCGGATGAAGCGACCTAAAGGGGGCAGAGGTGACTACGGTAGTCGAATAGGAGTGAATCTTCCCCCAGGATCAGGATTCACTATGGATTTCAAGGATTCAGATAGGGATGGAGTAGACGACAGATGGCAGCCGGGGCCAGGTGAACCATCTCAACAAGGCAAGATTAAGCCAGGTAGAGGTAGAGGACCTAATGGAGATCTTTCATGGGACAGTGACTTCATTATGCCAGATAGAGGTAGAGGACCTGGAAGAGATGGCAGTGACATGGTTAAGCCATGGGAGAATCAAGGAGGCAGTAATTGGGAAGGGTATGACCCCGGGGTTGGAGCTCTCCCCGATCAAGGTAGAGGTAATTTAGAGGACAGAATCAGGGGAATGTATGAGAATTTACTAGGTAGAGAGGCTGATCAAGAAGGATTAGATTATTGGGTTAACGAGGCTATTAACAATCCAGATCCTTGGAATGACGAAGACGGTATGGTTGGACCTAATAAATATAAAAAGGCTTTAGAGGGTATCAGAAATAGCATTAAGCAGAGTGATGAATATAGACAACGTCCACCTGTAATAGACGACAGAGGAGATCGCAGACCACCTAGACGTCGAGGAAAAGATACATGGGGACCAGGAGAAGAAATGCCTCCTGTAAGACCGGGTTTACCTCGTCCTCCAGAGGATCCAGATGAGCCAGGGCCTAATCCTGATCCAAGACCTTGGAAGCCAGGGCCTAGACCCGGACCAAGACCTCCTATTCCAGGACCTAGACCTCCTATCCCTGGGCCAAGACCTCCAAAGCCAGGACCAAGACCTAGTGATCCTTGGCCAGATGGAGACGGCAGACCTTATCCGATGCCTGGACCTAGACCACCAAAACCTGGTGATGAATATGGTGATCTTATACCATTACCTATACCACCGGATTGGGAAGGATGTCCTACTCCTGACCAGCAAATTTTACTAGCTGATAAAAGCTTAATTTTTGCAGGGGAACTCCAAGTTGGTGACAAAGTGCATACGATGCACGAGACAACTTTTGAGAGTGGTGACTACGAGGTTACTCATGTAAGTTTCCATGAGCAGCCTGTTTATCTTGTTAAATTTAGCGATGATCACGAAATTAGATGTTCCGCGAGTCATAAGCTTTATTCCGAAGATAAGGAAGCTTGGGTTTCTATTAAGGAATTAGGATCTGGTGAGAGAGTTTCTTTGTATGACGGAGAAGTTGCCTTTATTTCAGCTGAATATACTGGTGATGAAAAAGTCGTCAAGATTACCGTTGAGGATGCTCATACCTATATTTGTGAAGGATTATTCTCTCATAACAAGACGTTAATTCCTAAGCCTCCTATAGAAGAGAAACCTCCAATTCATGGAGATCCTGTTGGTCCTAAGCGTCCAGAAGACGAAGCAGCTATAGCTGGTATGTATCAAGATTATCTAGGTAGAGATGCAGATAAAGAAGGATTCCAATATTGGGTAGATCAAGTACGTTCAGGTAATCAGAGTTTAGATCAGGTAGCGGCGAACATTAAAGCTTCTCCTGAATCTGAAGATTACAGATCGAGAACGCCTCAGAGGCCTACTCCTGTACCTACGAATTCTGGTGTAGGGGACGAGGATTATAGAGCCGTCAGCATTAGATATGCCGATGGACACGAGCCTTCAGCCGAAGAGCATCGTGTTAACCAAAAGAATTTTTGGGATCAAGCTCGAGAACCTTTGACTCGTTTTGGTGAACAACGTAACGAAGAAAGAGGTAGATTAGAATCTAGTATTCGAGAGAGAACTCCTCAGAGAAAGGAAGAAGCTAAAGATAGGAGTAGACAATGGCAACAAGATCGTGGCCCTATCCAAAGAGAGGAAAGAGCACCTAAACCAAACATAGGTAGAGATCCAGAGAGAAGAGCACCAAAGCCAGTACCAGAGAGAGAGCCTGAAAGAAGAGCACCCAAGGCAGCACCTGCACCTAAACGTGATTGGTTAGAAGCCGCTTACCAAGACAATCTCGGACGTTCCGCAGATAAGGGTGGAAAAGATTACTGGGCTAAGGAAGTTTCATCTGGACGTCAGACTAAGGAACAGGTGATCGATAACATCCGAAGGTCAGACGAATACAAGAGTAGAAGTAGGTAGACTGAATTCATTAGTAGTCAATTAGACATCTCATGAGTTCAGCAGCTAATACCGGTATCGGTAGAGTTGGCCAGCAAGGGCAGCAAGCGGTAGATCAATGGAAAAACTACGTTCCTAAGAATACTGGTGCCAGCATGGTCAACCAAGGCTTGGGTGCTATCACTTCTTGGGGTCTTGCTAATCCTGATAATGAAACGGTTAGTGCTTATGTCTCAGGTGCCAACTTAGATCTTGGGTATACCTTAGCTCGTATGGGTTTGGATTCTCAATACCAAGAGAATCAGTTAAACAATATGGCAAGGTATTCAGGAATGATGGATAACCTTCAGACAGGTAATACTCTGAAATTAATGGCTGGAGAGGGAGACATTGCTAGAACTCTCATGCGTGAGCAAGGTAGATTAGGTGACAGACAGATAGGGGTAACAGGCGATCAAGATAGAAGGACTCTTCGTGTAGCCGGACAAGAGAAGAGACTGCAGGCTCAAGAGGAAGGTTCTCAAACAAGAATGAATTACATGGGACAAGGCTTACAGAACAGAATGCAAGCTAAGACAGAAGGAGAGGAAGATCGTAAGACACAAAGAGATAAATATAACGAAGAGAGAAAGATGAGAGCAGACGCTCGGGGAGCTATTCGTTCTTCAGGCGCAAGATTTTTTGGTTGATATTTTCTGAAAAACCTAGGGGAACTTGTAGACTCGTATAAAAATGGTAGTTAAAACAGAAGGACCTGTTCATTCCTTTCTCATATCTTTAGAGCAAGACAGAAGAGAAGCATTTACGACTTACGTAGAGAATACATATTCAATCTATGAAATATGGCTTTACGCAAATGTTTTAGGTTATACAGGTGGTTTCACTTCTCTTGATAAATGGGTACTTCAGAATTACCCAAAACTCAATAGACGTGAATTAATGTTGGCTGAGATTGTCAAATTAGAGGCTGATATTGATTACTTAAGGCAGCAAGTACAAGCTGATATTGTGAAGCCAGATGCTGCAGCCACTCGGATTGCTCATTTATCTAAAGAATTAAGAGGTCATGTTGTTGAGGTTGAAAAGATGACAAGAGGTACAGATCGTCGAGGTTTAGTATTGGCGGGTGCTGACAAAGTAATGCGTGAATTAAAATCAATATTCAAGGGTAATGATGATGTCGTTAATGCTCTTGAATTGGCTTACGAATCTGTTTGGGCAGCTTTAGCCGAGGAGAAGTAATCTTATTTGAAGTTCATCGCAATTAGATGACGGAAGAAAAAATCAGGGAAATCTTACCTCACTTGTGCTACACGAAAGAAGAAGTAGATCTTTTATTAGATGATGCTGTTGCTAAAGCGAGAGCAATTGATGAGCTATCAATGAAACAGCATAATCGTAATGCAACAGTTATTAGTATGATCTTGGGTTTTCTTTGTTTAGCGTTGTTTGTAGATGGTTTATTGAGGATTCTAGGGATCATTCCACCCTTTCTAGGTTTAGACGTCAATATCATTGATCAGATAGTCGACAAGGTAAAGAGAAGCTGATAGGTTGAACTAGTTGGAATTAGAGGTGTTGTGAAGAAAGAGGAAGAAAACGCTCGTATACCTATACCTATTTACGATCTTTTAGATGCTTGTTGTGCTTTACATGGAGGATTAGAGCTAGATAAATTTGAAGATAAAAATTATTCCCTAAAACATGCATTGAATTTATTCTTTGGTTATATGACGCCAGAAGCAAAAGCTGAGTTTAATCAATGGGTAGAGAGGAAAGGATGGAAGACAAAGGAGAAAATCATTCTGCCTTAATAGTGAATAACACCTAGACTAGTTTTATGCCTAATGCTTCTATATCCCTTGCACGTAGACGTAGTGCTCAGTTAGCAGCACAATCAATTAAGGCGAAACCAGAGGCTGTTGTTACTCCGCCTCATGTATTAAAAGCTAGGAATAATTTTTCTTACTTCTGTGAATTAATGGGTAAGAAGCCCGCAAAGCACATGAGGGAGTGGCATAAACAGATATTAACTGCAGAAAGTAACGAACATTTACTCGATATAGCAGGTCCCAATACTTGTCTATTAAGTCCTAGAGGAAGTGCTAAATCTACTGTTATAGGATTATTAATCGCATGGTTGATAGGTAGGCATGCAGAAGCAGGGAAACTTCTAAGAACTCTCTACGTTTCTTATAACGTTGATGTTGCAAGAAATAAAAGTGCAGCAATTAAAAATTTAATATCCAATAAAGAATACCAAGAAATTTTTCCAAAAGTAAAGTTATCAAAGCATCGTACTAGCGACGAACTATGGTCAATTGATTTTGAACATGCAGGGGTAGATATCAGAGGAGAAGACGCTTTTACTGTCGCTTGTGCCGGATTAAAAGGAACAATTACATCTAAAAGAAGTTCTTTAATTATTGTTGATGACGCAATTAAAAGTGCTGCTGCCATTGCTAATCCAGATATAAGAAGAGAGATGGAATCGAACTGGACTAACGTTATTGTTCCCACCATGTTCCAAGGTGCAAGAGCTATTGCACTAGGAACTCGTTTCCATTTTGATGATTTATTTACAACGATTTTCTGTGAAAAAAGAGGATGGAAAGTTATTACTCAACAAGCATTGCATTATGACGACAATGGAACCCCGAAGTCTTATTGGGGATCTATGTGGTCGGTGAGTTATTTATTGAAGCTTCAAACAGAAGATCGCATTGCTTTTTCTTATCAGTATTTAAACCAACCAATTAAAACAACAGAACTTGGTTTATCTCCAGAGTTGTTTATTAAAGGAGAGGTTCCTGACACTTATGACACGATTGGTGTTGGTATTGACCTCTCTGCAGGGATGAGTGAACGTAATGATTGGACTGTATTTGTTTTAGCTGGAAGAGTAGAAGATAAGGTATACATCATCGATTACAAAAGAATGAGGTCGATGGGAAATATTGAAAAAGTTGAAGCTTTAGCAGAACTATTAGTGGAATGGAACTTACTAAGCATGAATGATGAAGGGCAGTTTTTTAAGACAGAATCTCCTGTTGTGATATGGCCTGAAGTTGTTGCTTATCAAAAAAGTTTTGAAGGTGACTTAAAACGTGTTCTATTCAATGAATGGCAGTTGTATAATTTAACTGTGAGTCCTGTCAAAGGTTTTAGAGGCGATAAGCTAGCTCGCTTAAGAGGCATTGTTGGTTTGTTTCAAAGTAAAAAAATTATTTTCAATAAATATCGTGATTTTTCTTACATGATTGATGAAGTGGTTAATTTCGGTCATGCCTCTCATGATGATTGTGCCGATGCTTTGAATATTGTGGTGCAAGGTCTCATGAAACGAGGCGGTGCGCAGATCCAATGGCAGTAAGATTAAGAAATGAGTAACCCATCTAACGAGAGATACCGTCAGATCCTAGAAGCTGCTAGGAAGCGTGATGGAAGCAGTGGCACTGACACGATGGTTGTCAATAGTCACCTAGCTCAGATGAAGCTTTTCATGCTGAGACAAGGAATTGAGTTTTTCCCTGCACAAGACACATTTGGTTTTAGGAAAATATTTTGTCAACAATTAGTTGAAGAGAATGAAATTGATAGCAGATTAGAAGGAATTGTTGATGACTTTTTACTAGATGGTAAAGGGTTATTTTATTTCAGACCTGTAAAAGATACTTACCGCATTATGTGGTTTAGTAAAGAAAACTACAGGGCTTATTACGATGCTCAGTCTCAATTAGAAGAAATTGAACTGATTTATTCCTTCTCTGTACGTAGTGGTACAGGTGCTTTAGCTATCTCTACAGCAGATAACGGCAGTACTAGGTATGTCAAACTGCAAGTCAGACGAGATACGATCAAAGAATCGATCACGACTGAGAGACCTTCTTTCGAAGTTGGACAAACCAATAGCTTTACTTGGTCTCCTAATCAGACGAGGACTTTGGTTAACAGTCTTGGATTTATTCCAGCTGTTGAAGCTTTTAATACGATGCGTTCTACAGGAATGGACGCAACAGGTGATTTCGATTGGTTAGCTGAGCAGATTGTATTACATGATGATTTAGTTAAAAATATTCGTACAAACATTACTTTCTTTGGTAATCCAACCTTAGTTTCTAGTAGGCCTAAACATGATTTAGTTGAATCAGGTTCTGAAGAAGGTCTAAGACCAACAATTAGTTCCCAAGCAGGATTCTATTCAGCAAGCAGACCGTCTACTCGCGTGAGTGAACCTGGTCCAAGTGGTGGTGGTGCCTTAAAAGTTCCTCGGATTATTGCCAATGTTGAACCAACTGATCGGGCTGTTTACTTAACTCCTGATGCCGTTTCTGGTGATCAGAATTTATATGCACGTCAATATCGAGAGGAATTAAGAACCGCAATGGGCGGAGTAGATGAATTAGGAATTAGTTCTGGAGCAACAGCTTACGAGATTAAATCTTTATATGGTCGAGCAGCTACAACGGCTACACGTCGATGCAAAGGATTATTGACATACGGATTATGTAAATTATTTGGTTTAATTATTTTCCACGAAGAAAAAATCTTCCGTGACTCTTTTGCTATGGCAATAGGAATGCAGAGACCTGCACCCCCTATTGAGGAGAATTTCCAGCCAGGAGAAGACTATGATCAGGCCGTAGGTGCGTATCAAGCGCAAGAAAAAGAATACGACGAACAACTAGAACTAGCCATCCGAGAAGCAGTCCAGTCCACTGAACTTCCTCCGGGTGTTGTCGGTTTAATCCCCGACGGCAACAGGAAGATTGAGTGGAGATGGAAGGGTCCAGTCTTCGAGGACGGCACAGAGGATATACTGAATTCAAGTATTGTGGTTCGTAACCTACAAGAACTCGGTGTTAACAGCATCGAAGCGTTGCGTTACCTCTTCCCTGACAAGACAGATGAAGAGAGAAGTGCAATGCTTAGTGGCTATCCATTTAGAATGGCTCAAGCCACCCAAAGCAGTATTGGACAATTCTTGGCGCTGATAAATGACATGCGTCAAACCCCTCATCCTCAGGCTCCAGATCTACCGCTTTTGGCAGATCCTAAACTTGACTTAACACCCTATGTCTATAGGGCATTCGAATTTTTAAAGAGAGAACTAACTTATGCAGGACAGTATTCAGACACAACAGGCTCCGGCGACCCAGCAGAACTCGATACCATCGAGCGCGCCCGTTCCGAGCGTGGCTTACCAGCAAGCTCCGGCCCAGACCGCCCAAGCTTCGTACCAGACACCTTCGGAACCATCGGTTCAGGTTCAGGCACCCCAGGTTCAGGCACCCCAGCCACAGGCTCCGGTTCAGGAGGCCAATCCATGGCAGGAGGCGTTCAAGAGTCTCAGCGACAGTTTGAGCGCAACGCAGACCTCCCAGCCCCAGGCAGCTTACTCAACTCCGACCCCACAACAAGCGCAGACAAGCAGCTTTCCCTCTCAGGTTCAGCAGTACCAAGCGGCTCCATCCGTTTCGGGGATGCAGACTTATCAGCCCCAAGCAACGCCGGCGTACTCCCCGACCCAGCAGGTACAGGCGCAGCCCTCGACACAGCAAGGAGCAACACAAAGCGGAGACGGGTATCTAGACAACGTCAGCAACGAAAGTCTTGAAGTTCTTCAGCACTTCGGAGCAGAAGCACCAGCACTTTTAAATAGATATGCATGCACCGTTGAGGATGCACTTCTTCAGCAGGCAAATCAAACTCAGGAAGCGTTCCAAAGAATTAATGGCTTAGCCAACAATATCGAAGGAGCTAAGAAAGTTGTTGATGCTGCAGCCGCAGACAATGCTGCATACCATACAATGCTGACTAACCCTGACCTACTCTCTGAGTACGTTAATGAGTTCTTCGGTCCTAATGGTCCTCATCCTGTAGAGATAGCTCAAGATCGTCTAGCAGCAGAAGTTGCAGCGAACGAAGCAAAGATGGGAATAACTCAGGCTCCTGCTCCTCAGGCTCCTGCTCCTCAAGCTCCTCAGGCTCCTGTTGGACAAACTCCAACTCAGCAGTTCCAGCGTCCTCAGATCGATATGCCTAACCCAGGCGTACAGGCTCCTCAAAACGGAGACTTCTGGGCAGAGTTCTCTAACTTAAGTGACAAGAACCCAGCAGCTGCATGGCAGGCTTTGAGTTCAGCTACTCCAGAGCAATTACGTAGCAAGCTTCTCGTTTCAGAAGGCTAAAGAAGAAACACAAGAATCCACTGCCTGCAAGGGTGGTGGATTTTTTTGTCTACAATACAAAAATGAGATATGCAAACGTACCAGCCGTTCAATCCTTAGATGATTTAATGGGATCTGGCCCCTCTTCTGTTGGTAGTCTTCCTGTTGCGGATTGGGAAGCTATTGATAGGGATTTGGATAATTTATGGAGAGATAAGAAAAAGAAGAAAGAAGAAGAGGTCATAACGGATCCAGATCCAGTGGAAGAAGATAAGGAGCCTGAAAAAACCCCAGGTAGGCTTTTTACTGAAAAGTTATATGGAGGTGAG